CGCCTGCCCCAGCGCCTGCCCCGGCACCTGCCCCAGCGCCTGCCCCAGCGCCTGCCCCAGCGCCTGCCCCGGCACCTGCCCCAGCGCCTGCCCCAGCGCCTGCCCCAGCTCCGGCGCCCGCGCCAGTAGTGCCACCTCCACCGCCAGGGGTTTCTGATACAGGCACTCCCACATCAGGCGCGGAAACTCCACCATACTTTGCCGGAATCCCAGGCACAGAAGAAGAATCCGCCAAAGGCTGACTACCCAGCTCCATCAACATGCGATTTGCATCCGCAGGCGAGGCGCCAGCATCAATCAGGTCCTGGTAGGTAACCACTGTCGAATGTTGTGTTCCAGCGGCATCTGTCCACTGGGCAAAGGCTGGAGGCTGTTGGCCAAACTGCACCGTGATGTTGTTCCGCCACCAGTTTTGAAGTTGCTGAAGCGCTCCACCCTCCGATGACCACCAGGAGCCTGGTGTAGAGAACGTGTCCGGATTCGCCAGATTCCACAAACCCATCACACCCGCACCCGTCAAGCCAATGACGCCTTGTGCTGCCCAACTGAATGCATCGCCGCCAACGTCCCTGATCGCGTCCCAGGCGCGCTCAAACACGCTGCCGCCAGCATCCAGAAGGTCACCTGCTCCGCCACCACCCCCGAAGTCGGACAGGCCAAAGGCGAGCATCGCATCCACAAAGGTCATGAGCCCCTGCGTGACGCCCGAGATCAGGTTGGCTGCCGCATGAGCCACATCTCCCGCCGTGTTAAAGAGGCTGGTCGCGATGTTCCCCAACTGCGTACCGCGATCAATCTCCGCACCGGACAGGCTGTCAAAAATCTGCCGCTGGATATCCGCCTCGGCCTTGTCGAGGTCCAAAGCAGAATCGAAGGCGAACTGGTATCCCTGGTTGATGATGTTGTCGTAAGAGAAGCCGAGCTGCCCCGCGTTGGTGAGAACGTCGTTCTTCAGCCGGTCGATATCCAACTGCCGATCCAGCGCCGCCTCCGAGTACCGCTGGCTGAGAATCGAGGTGGCTGTCGTCCCGGAGATCCCCTGCGCCTGGAGTAGGGGGAGCAACCGCTGATTCACGCGATCCAACACCCCGCCTACGATCGCATCCTCGCCGGTGTTGATGCCCTGATAGAGATTCTGGAAGTCCTGGAGAACCGCGTCCCGCTGGCCAGGGAGCTGAGTTAGGTAGTCGCCATACGCGCCCAGCGCTTGCTGAGCGCCTCCTGTGGCGCCCTGCTGCTGGATATTCTCCAGAGCCGTTGCCGAGGTCTGAGGCGTGGTGAGCAGGTCCGTGGCCGTGGCGTAGGCATCCCCAGCCTTACCCGCGATATCCGACCCCAGGGCCGTCAAGTCCTCCTTCGTCTGCTGAGCACCCAGCCCCTCGTAAAGACCCAAGCCACCGGAGATCAGCTCAGGCAAACCGATCGACGAAGCGGTCACGGGAGCATCGCCCGTGGTGTCCGTCGCCGTAGTCGCCTGAAAAGCGTCGTCCTCGATCCAACGGCCGTTGGAGTCGTAGGGCATTTATTCCCATCCTTCTGGCCAGATAACCGTCACACCAAGCTCCACATCACAGAACCCATCCCCAGTAATATCCTCACACGGCCGTCCAATTGCCGCCGCTTCTGCTACGGTAAAATCACCTATAGGAACAATACGATCACTCGTATCCATCCCTCCACAAGAAACGCACAACAAAAGCACCAATAAAATATATCTATTCATGAAAACTTGAATGCTATGTATTGATAAGTCAATAGAGACGCATTGAAGTTAGGCAAAGCAGTTCCGACTATAAATCCATCTGTCGCATGGAGCGCCAGCAAGGACGTGCTAACCTCACTACCGCCAGCCACAGTAAGTGAAAAATAATGTGCATAAGTATGATCACTAAAAAGGAACCCAACATTGGAGCCATTAGACCATATGATAACTACATCAGGAGCGAATCCAGTCGTGATATTTCTATTAACTGTATCATTTCCAGAATACGATCCAAACTTAAAACCAGTAATGTCACCACCGCCCAGAAAGTTCAACAGCCCATTACCACCGAGATCCAAGCTCTCATCCATTGCCCCGGTATGATTCGCCCGAGCTAGGTAGTACGCCGAGCTTTGCGCATCGAGAAGGTCTGCGTCTAATCCGCTCCCCGCGCCATCTACAGTCTTAATTGCCGTCAGGATCTCCGCCGCCGATTGATCCGCCGTAGCTCCGGTCTCGATTCCATCCAGCTTCGTCCCATCCACCGAAACATCACGCCCATCCACCAACCCAGCATTGGTCAGGTCGTTGCCGCCAAGATCCGCATCCGCAAGCAAAGCGTGAGCGGCGTCCGTCTCCCACGTGTGATTCGCACGATCCAGAAGGTCGTGCACCTTGGTGACGGTCAAAGATCCAGGAGCCGTCGTGACGGTCCAAACAATGTCGCTCATCCTATCTCCCTGTCAGTTCCACACTCTCCGCGTTCCACTCGATCATAGCCGTCACCAAGGCAATGCGACGCTCGGAACCGTAGGAAGAGAGCGCGAACTGAATACGATCCGCGTCTACGTCGATATGGATCTCCACGTCAAAGGCGTTGCCACTCGTCCCGTCGGACAGCGATGACGTGCCCAGAATGAAGTCTAGGAGACTCACGCCGCCGATCGCACCCTGGCTGAAGTACAGAGGATCCGGGCTATTATCCCGGAAGACGCTGGTCGCAAGCGTAACGGACCCTGTCGCTTGCATCTGCGCGATCATGGTAGTGAAGAACTTCAAGCCAACGTCCTGCTTGAACTTCTTACTCGTCCAGCGCCAGCGCATCCCCCCTACCTCGTAGGTTGCCCCCACGGGCGGCAACGGATCGAAGGTCTCCGCGAACGTGAGTTGCGTCGCGGTCTGAGACGCCACCCAGCCCACGTCTAGGTAGTCATTAACATCCTTAGCGATCACGACCGGCCGGCCCACACACGCGGCCGTAAAGGCCGCGGCAGAATCATCGATGGTGGTTGCTGCCGACGCCGTCACCGTGCCGGAGACCGTGGCGATATCGACGGCGGAGAGCAGCTCGTCGTTTTCGATGTACAGGAAGCCATGAATTGGCGAGCCCCACACGACGTTCCCGTTGGCGACCGAATAGGCCAGCGTCGAACCGCGACGATCCCACAGGTGCCACTCGTACTTGCTGAAATCCTGAAGCTGCGCATCGTCGTCGGGTAGCTCCATCACCAGCCAATGCGACGGGGCCACATGCGCACCTAACGCCACGGCCCAAAGCGCCAGCCTTCGCACCGGGTCATAGGTCCCCGCGATGTCGACGGTCTTCTTCACCGATGCCCAGACCCCTCCCTCACCTTCAATCCCGCGAGACGCCTTCACCGGCTTGGGCTGCGACGGGTCGACGATGCCCCAGACCCCCGAGAGCATCGGGAAAAACAGCGGGCCGGGCGTCTTGATGATGCCGCGGCTCAAGCCCGGATTCGCCGCCTCAAAAAACGGAACGTGCTCGGGCACGTAGCCGGCCGCGGCATTGCCGAAAAACTCCGGATCCACCACGTACTTGAACACGTAGAGATCACCAAAAGCGCGCCAGATGAAGAGGTGCGGCCCGAAGATCGCTATGGCCACACAATAGTTGCGGTCCCCCTCCACGCCACCCCCCACCACCGAGTAATCCCAGATCGTCGGAGGAGTAGCCAAGCCCTGCGTCAAGTTCACGAAGGCGACATTGTTTCGGTGGTACGTCTTCACGCCCGCACCGCCACCGTGCATGTCGATGTAGTCCAGCGCGAAGAGGTATTGATCCGGACTAGCCGCCCCGCCGGATACCGTGCCAGCCGCGGGGCCCTTCCCAGTCGTCACAATCAGCTTCGGGCGAATGTCCTGCAATGGACTCGCCGCCACCCCCACCGCAGGGAAAGCCGAGAGCAATCCACCGATCAGATCCGTCGTCGAGGACGCACTCACCGTGCCATTCCACACCTGGATCGTGTCGGCATTGCCGGCAGACGACGGCACGGCAATGAGGGTATAGACATCAAACCAGGCGAATCGCGCCTCCAGCCCCGCCGCCGCCCAGGTATGAATGGCCGTTGAAGCACCCGTCGCCGGCACCGCGTAGAGCTTGGTGTTCCGATTCGCCAGGAGGTGAGAGGCAATCGAGACGCCGTCGGCGAAGATCGCCTCTTGCAGCGCCGTGATGGCGCCCGCGGTGTCGAACTCGGTGTCATTCCACTTGGTGAAACCACCTACCTGCCTCGCCATCGCCGACCGCGACAGGGAGTTGAGGCTCATTACCGCCCGGTTGGTGGGGATCTTCGAGGCATCCTCGATCGTCTGAATGCCCCCAGGGCGATCGACAATGAGCGTGGGCATATCCCTAGCCTCCTCGGTGAGTACGCCCGTGAAAGCGAGCAGAGATCGCTTTAGGACCTACGGCGTGGCTCACCAGCGACTCCGCAAGCCCGTAGCGCCGCGAGGACGCATGTGCATCTGCGGGGGTCTCCACACCGCCGCATTCAAGAACGTGCGGAGATGCTGCTGGTGAAGAACCTCCTCTTGGGGAGGAATCACCCTACGATTCCATTTCCGGGCAAGATAGGCCGCGTGCTCGATGAGGAACCCCACCGCGTCATCCGGCCAGTCCACATTACCCGTCGAGGCACTCGTGGCGTAGGTCATCTTCCGGAAATACGGCATCAGGAGGGTATAGGCATCATCCGGCGTAGGCTGAAGCTTGACGGTCTGTGCATCCCCCTGCACCCACGCCCACCGCTCCGGCTTGTTCTCGGCCATCGTGGCGTCCGGATCCAGCACAAAGAGCTTTCCTGAGTCCACCTCCTCCAGGGGGGAAGTGCGGTACTGCGGATAAAGCCCAAGGACCTGCCGGCCGTCCAGATCCGTCGTCAGCGTAGCCAAATCATAGGTGTGCGTACTCGCGACGGTGGTGAGTGTGTAATCCTTCCGCAGCCATGTCATCTTCGACATGCCAAGAAGCGACGTGAGGTCCCGCTGTGTCGCTCCGATATGACCAATGCAATCCGCCTCCACGTCCGTGAGGCGCGTTTTCGCGCGTCCCATGACGGCCGGGTAAAGAACGGTTACAAGGTCCGTGGCCATGGCTTACGCGGCCACCAGAGAGCGGCTGTTGATCTCCTTGGCCTTCTCCAAGGAGACCGGGCCGAAGTACTGGTACTGAATCCGCTGGTACTTGTACGGGACGTGATCAATCCCCGTCTTGTCCTCGCGCTCCTGATCGCGATAGCGCGTCTCAATCGTGTGATCCATCACCTCCAGATACGGGCCTTTCAAGGCCACGTCCGTATCCCACACGACCTGGACCCCAGGATAGGTCGGCTCGGCCGCCAAGAAGGCGTAAGGCGCCTGGTTATCCCCGCGCATGACTCGGACGTGGTGGTACACCTGCGGGTTATACCGATCCTCGAAGGCCGCAGCGCCTTCCACGCGCTCTTTGCCGCCTTTCCTCATGAGCTTGCGATCGAGCGCCTCGGCACGCCTGCGCTCCTCGGCCAGGTTCGTGGCTAACACCTTATTGGCCCGCTCGATCTCCTCATAGGTCGGCTTCTCTTCGGGCGACTCACTAGGAACAAACGTCATACGTTCTCCTCTTACCAAAGAGCCCCCCCGTGGCGCTGTGCCATAGGGGGGCTCGCGTTGTTACGGAACGGCGATGAGTCGCAGAACATCTGCGGCGGCATTCATGTTGGTATCCGCGCCGAGGAAAATCCCCGGCGGCAACGGATCCAGGCGCTTGCCAGACGTGGCCACAGCCGAAGCCACAAACGGCGCTTCCGTGGTGATGACCAACGCCGTGGTGTAGCTCTTCACAACGTGGATCTCACCGTTGACTTTGAACCTCGCCCCCTTGAACAGCTCAGAGGCAAAGGCCGTACCGACACCGGTGACAATGTTGCTGCCGGCCGTTACGGTAATAGAAGTCCCCACCGTAAGCGCCGCGGCGGGGTCGGATGCGACCTGCGTCGCACTGACTCCAGGCAGCGTTACGGAATGACCCGTTCCGGCCGTCGGCGTGATGCCGTTGCTGGAGACCTCGGTCTGAATGCCCGTGGCCCCGTCGATGTAAAGGGCGTGATCATCCGTCATGCCCTCGTAGAACTCGAACTCACCCAGGTCGGTGAGGTTCTGAATGTGAACATAGCGCGGCTTGAATCCAATGGGAATGAGCTGATCGGCACCCAGCGCCGTAACCGAAACTAGGTAGTGAATGGGTTGCATGGTTTCTCCTTAGACGCTCACGGCGACTTCGAGCCGAATCATGAAGGCGTCATTCAAAATAAGGGCAGTGGTGTACTGCTTCCAGCCCACAGATCCACGCTGGGCCAGCGGATCGGCAATCGACGCGGTCGGCTGCACCACATAGTTTTGCCCACCCTCGCCGCCCAGCCCCACCGTGGCATACGCCTGCATGCCGAAAATCAGCACGGGATAGACGTACTCGTTGGTACCGTCGTTGTACTGCGTCGTATCTGCAGCACCCAGGCCAATCGCGTCCATGTGCGTCGTCATGAGAAACCGCGTCTGACCCAACGTACCCACCTCACCCTCAATCGCAGCCCCTGGCTTCGGATAGGACTCGACCGGGATCCAGCCGTCTACGTTGCGTAGATCGTAAATCACCCGCGGATGAGCAATCGCCCAGTACGCCATGGGGATCGGCGTGGTGGAAATGCCCGTACCAGGATTGATCACCCGCGTATGCTTGACGGCATTCTGGATCTCCAGGGCTCGTACCGCGCGCTCCGTGTCCGCTTTCGTGATGATCGCCGTCACGGACGCGCGAGACGCTACCCCGTTGGCGTAGGCGACGTTGGAACCGCCCAAGAGCTTCCCAAGGTGGACGAGGTCAATCGTCTCACCCTTCTGCTGACCCAGAACATCGCCCGCCTCGTTGACGACCGGATCCTCGATCGTGTCGAGGACCTGATCACTAATGAGGGTGAAGTCACCAAACTGATCGATGGTCGCAGTGAGAGTGGTTCGAGTTAGCTTACTCCCAGTCGGAGTCACCCCCTCCACCACAGGAGTCGTCGCAGGAGCCAGCGCCTCATACCGCGCAAACTCGATCGTCTTGGAATTCTTCTTCGGAATGTTCTTATGCATGCCGAAGCGCGACGCCGTCAAGAACGGCTTCGCTCGCTCCAGCATCAGGCGGTCAAGGTACGCACGAGTCCGAGGACCCAGTACCCCCGCCGTTCCGGGCGTGCCGGAAGTGACATTGATGGGATCGGCCATGGCCTATCTCCTTGGCTGACGCCGGTTGCAGGTCTAGGTGATCCCAGCCTTACTACGAGCGCCGTCCGAAAGTTTGTGAAAATCTTCGGAAGACATCGACAGAATGTCCTCCGCCCCAAGCTTGTCCGCTGGAGGCATCCCCGTATTTCGAGGACGCATCACCCCGCTTACACTCCGCGCGGGAGAGGCGGGCCTTCCACTTGGGGAAGTGGGGACGGCGGCGGCCTGACCTCCTGCGTTCGCGTACTCAGGATGCGCCGCAGCAAAGCCCGCAAACAACTCGGACGCGGCTGCCACATCCAACGAAGCCGCACGCTGCGTAAGATCCTGATGCAACGCGCGGTACTGCACGAACGCCTTGTGTGCGTCCGTGGTGATCCGACCTCCAGGAGGAACGACCTTCCGCCAGAATGGGCTTGACCGATCCAGAGTCGACTCGAAGGTCACATTCTGCGCCAACCGCTCGGCATTTTCCGCACGTGCGGCAAGCTGCGCACGTTCCTCCTGCTCACGCTTCCTTGAGGTCTCCAACTCCACCGTAGCCGTAGCGGCCACTTCTGCCTTTGTCCCCTCCTCGCCTAACTGCTCTGCCTTGAGCACCCCACGAAGAGCCTCGGCAGTCGCTTCGGCCTTCGCTCGGGCTTCTCGCGCCTCGGTGAGCGAAGCCTCCAACGCCGCTTGACTTCCGCGAAGTTCCGAAAGCTCCTGCGACCGCCTTGTAAACGACGCCTCAGTATGGCTTCGCCGACTCTCCGCAACCTCTAGCTCACGAGAAAGCTTCGCTACCTGCGCCGCAAGGTCAGGCTGGACCTCTTCAGGCGCCACCGGAGAAGAGGACTCGGGCTCGGGCTCGGACGCTCCTACCGGCTCATCCGTTGGGAGCGGTAGCCCATGAAGCGGCGTTCCATCACGAAACGCCTCGTCAAACTCCTGGTACGACTTCTCGTACTCAGTCTGCTCAGAATCAGGCATGGGTACCTACTGTCGCCAGATCCTCACGAATGCGGCGCATGCGCTTGATCGCGTCAATCCGTCCAAGGAGATAGTCCGAGTACGAAGCAGGATGACCCAACTTCTCATGCTCCCGCCGCGCCTGGAATAGGTGATGATCCCAATACCGCAGGAGCAGCGGGCATAGGTCCGGCTGGCTGTCCAACAGGCGCAGCAACTCCACCGCCTCCGCCTCCTGGAACCGGGCCACCTCCCCCGGCTCCGGTGGGGACGCCAAGCGGGTTGCCACCGGGCGGCTGTCCATTCAAAGAATCCTCCATCTTCGGGAAAAGCTCATCGGTGTCATCCTCCCCGAAGTAGCTGTAAATTTTGCGCAGGATCATGACCACCGTCTGCGGCGGCATCACCTTTCCGGCCAGCGAGAGAAACTCGGTCAACTGCCGAATCTGCTGCTCCCTGGCCATCAACGACTTACTCCCCTGCGCCACAACCTTGTAGTCCAGGACCGCACCCGGAATCATCTTCGCATCCCTCAACCAGTGATACGAAGCCGTCATGATGTCCTCAATCGCCGCATCCAGACCCTCAATCGCACCCCGAATCTGCTGATCCGACCGAGAAGTCAAAATCGAGATCCCACGCGCCGTCTGATTCAGGCTCTTGCTCGTGTCCCCGCTGGTGTAGCGATTGACTCCGGAATCCTCATCCGCCACGTCTTCGAGCTTCTCGATCAACTCCAAGATCGAGCCCGTCACATCCGGAATCTTCACCGTGTCATACACGTCCGATGGTTTCCCATCAAATCCCCAGATGGCATACGGCTCCATCGTGATCTTATAGCCCGGCGCAATCCGGGTGGCATCAATCACCACCGGCGGACTCCCTACCATCGCCTTGTTGTCCATGAAGAGCCGAAACGCCGACTGCAACCCCTCATGCAGGCCGAAGAGATTCTCCCCCAACCCGCGACCATAAGGCGAGCCAGGAACCACCTCCCACGGATCCAGCACAAACGGCCGCCGAACAGGACGCAACGGATTATACGCCGCCTCCGGACAAAACGTGCCGTTAATCACCCACAACTTGGCCTCACACGCCAAGTCCTCCTCATGCGCAGATTCATCGACCTCGATCTCCTCATACTCAGCCTTACCCTTCAAGACCGACTCGTACTCCGGCGCAATCCGCCCCCAGTACTCCACCACCTCATAGCCAGGCTTTACCTTGCCCTGCTCCCCTACCCGCGCCTCCTCATCCCGCAACGCTCGCTCTGAAAGCGTATCGCCTGCGTCCTGACTCCCCCCAGAAGACAACGCACGCTCCATCACAGCGTCACTCCAACCCAGGCTATACCCTAGCTGCCGGATCCCCTGAGCATCCATCTGCTCGATGTGCGCTTCCCCCCGCGCCCAACGCACGCCGGCGCGTGCGGCGTAAGGGTCGATCACATAGCTGTATAAATCGAGCGTGTCCAGATCCAGCATGGGCCGGCGGTACTTCGCCAGGCGGCCCGAGACGTAAGAGTAGTCCGTCATCTCCGTCTCCGTCGGCCCCTTGTAAATCGCCGTGCCATAAATCGCCTTGATGAGCTGACCCAGCTTGAGCACCCGCTCAAAGCCCCCCTCCACCCAGATATCGGACAAGTGCCGCGTCAGACGAGGCTGATCCAGATCGGCCTTCCGCTGAACCTCCTCGTCAATCGCATCCATAAGCTGAGATTCAATATCCCGCGCCTCCATTCGAATCCCAGCCGTCGCAGCAAATGCCGTGTCAAACTGCGCACCCGAAGCCGCCCGCAACCGCTTCTCAATCGCCTTCCGCGGCCCCTGCATCACAGGAGAAGGCGTGACCGACCACGGCTCATCCGCACTGGTAAACACAATGTCCAGTAACCGGGCGTACGCCGCGTACACCTTCCGCTTCGTCAGCCCAATCGTGAGATTCGTCCTACCCTCTCCAGGATTCGCCTCCCCAGGAAGCCACACCGCCGTGTCCAGACTGGTCCGGAAATTAGCAAAACACGTGCGCCATACCGGATCCCACCGCCTCTTCCGCTCCTCTAACCAGCGCTCAAGAAGCGTGCCCCTCACATACCGGCCCAGAGCGTCAAGATCCCCCTGGCGCGAATCGCCTGCGTCCGCAGCGTACTCATGCGCATGGTAGGACATGGCACAATATAATCCCTACACCGTCGCGCTGTCTACCGCGCTGTCTACCTCCCAGGGCGAGAAGAGACCTGCGCCGGTCCCCGCGACAGCTCCCGCCCCATCTGCTCATTCGCAATCAGCGCCAGCGCCAAACCAATCACCCGGTCATCATGCTGCCCGTGAGCCGCCCCCATCTTCCCATTCTTCGGATCCCGCTCAAACACACGGCACTCGTGAAGCGTCGCCTTGTGCCGGATCGCCACGGTCCGATTACGAATCGCCTCCTCCAACGTGCCGATCAGCGCAGGCTTGGACGCACCATCGGTGCGGAAGCCGTAGGCGCTGGATGCCGTGCGCGCAATCTTGTCCGCGCGCGCCGCAGGCCGCATGTAGAGGCGCTTCACATCATACCGCTCCCGCAAGTGCTGCACCGCCACCAGGCCATAGTTATTCGCCTCGGGACACACGACGGCCATGTTGTAGTACCGCGCCAACGCTTCCAGGGTAGGCCCTGCTAGATCCGTCCCGAGCTGGGCATTCACCACCGCCACCTCGGTGAGCGTCTGCCGGTTCAGCACATGGAACGCATCCGCATCGCCTCCGATCCCCTCGGCAAAGTCCGCCCCGATCGCGTAGTGCTGGCCAGGCTTGGGATGCTCCAGCACCTCCAGGATGCCCTTGGAGTCGGGCTGCCACCGGACGGCACCATAGGTCACCGCCAGCCGGCCACGGATCCACGCGGCGTGACGGGCGATCTCCGCCATGACATCCAGGGCATGCGCATCAAACACCACACTCCCCGAACCGAGGAAGGCGCGGCGCACCGTGTCGGGGAACTCCTGATCGAATAACTCCACCCGGCCACGGCACTTCTCGACGATGCGCCAGCGCCTCCAATGCAACTGCTCATCCGTCACCCCGCGGCCCCTGAGCCAGTCC